ACAGGCGGAGTGAGAGTACGCCGCAAAAACTGAGAGAAAGGAATTGGAAACGATGAAGAAATTCTGGAACTGGCTCCATGACGAGGCCGGCGGACGGGTGCTCCGCCTGGAAGGGCCGATTGACGAGGAGTCCTTTTGGGGTGATTCTGTGACGCCGAAGGCATTCCGTGAGGAACTGGAAGCAGACAGCGGGGATATTACCGTGTGGATCAACAGCCCCGGAGGGAATGTGTTCGCCGCAGCAGAGATTTACACGATGCTCCGGGACTACAAGGGGGCAGTCACCGTCAAGATTGATGCGATTGCCGCTTCCGCTGCTTCCGTGGTAGCGATGGCCGGAAGCCAAGTCCTGATGTCCCCGGTGGCAATGCTGATGGTGCATGACCCGTCAACTATTGCCTTTGGGAATACCAAGGACATGGAAAAAGCAATCAATACTCTTAACGAGGTAAAGGAAAGCATCATCAACGCCTACGCTGCCAAGAGCGGGCTGTCTCACAGCCGCATTTCCAATCTCATGTCCAACGAAACGTGGATGAATGCGAAGAAAGCGGTGGAGCTTGGATTTGCAGACGAAATCCTCTTTGATGACGCAGAGCCGGAAAAAGAGGAAGAAGGGGAAGATGAGGAGCCAGAGGAGGAAGAAGAACAGCCAGGTATTCATCTGGAGGCACAGCTTTATTCCACCAGACAGATGGGGCTTACGATCCTGAACCGCCTTGGCGTAGGCAATGGGAAACCTCCTTTGGATACACACACGGAGCCTCCCGGACCGGGAGAAGACAAACCGGCGCATCCTGTAATCGGCATGGACGGCACAACGGAAGACGGCAGTGTGCCGTACCTGATCTTAGAAAAACAGCTGGAATGCCTGAAGTAGGCTGACGCCTGAAACAGACCATCCCGGCTCTTTTTATGCCACAAAACCAACAAACACATTTTTATGGAGGAAATGAGTATGAGCAAAATCCTTGAACTGAGAAGCAAGCGCAACACCCTCTGGGAGCAGACCAAGGCATTCCTGGAGCAGCACCGCGGGGAGAACGGCCTTGTGGCCGCCGACGCGGTGGAGCAGTACAACAAGATGGCGCAGGAGGTCAAAGACCTGGGCGCGGAGATTGAGCGCCTGGAGCAGCAGGCGGAGATTGATGCAAGGCTGTCGGCCCCGACCTCCAGCCCGGTGCATGGTAGCCCGAGGAATGGAAACCCGAAGGATAAGGGAAACAGCCCGACCGGGACGGAGGAGTACCGGAATGCGTTCTGGGACATGATCCGCGGGCGCGGAAGCTACGGCGAGGTCAGGAACGCCCTGTCCGTCGGGGTAGATACGGAAGGCGGGTACACCGTGCCGGATGAGTTTGAAAAGAAGCTGGTGGAGGCACTGGAGGGGAACAATATCTTCCGCAGTATGGCAACGGTTATCCGTACCAGCTCCGGCACCCGTAAGATCCCGGTGGCGGAGGATACCGGGGAGGCCAGCTGGATCGATGAGGGTGAGGAGATCCCGGAGAGCGATACCACCTTTGGGCAGACCATGCTGTCGGCATACAAGCTGGGTACCATGATCAAGGTTTCCAATGAGCTCCTGAACGATTCGGCTTTCGACCTGGCAACCTATATCGCCCGCCGTTTTGGCGTCCGCATGGGCAATGCGGAGGAGAAGGCGTTCATCACCGGGGACGGCGTGGGCAAGCCCATGGGCATCCTGGATGACGCGGGCGCAAAGGTAGGCGTCACTGCGGCGGCACAGGCAAAGGTGACCTTCGACGAGGTCTTCCAGCTGTATTATGCACTGAAAGCGCCGTACCGCAAGAAAGCGGAGTTCCTGTGCAATGAGGCGGTCGTGCTGCAGCTGATGACCTTAAAGGACAATAACGGCAACTATATCTGGAAACCGGGCCTTGAGATCGGGAAGCCGGACACGCTGCTGAACAGGCCGCTGAAGACCTCGGCCTTCATGCCGGCCGTGGCGGCGGGGAACAAGGTGCTGGCCTTTGGCGATTACAGCTATTACTGGATCGCGGACCGGCAGAGCCGCACCTTCCGCAGGCTGAATGAGCTGTATGCCCGCACCGACCAGGTAGGCTTCCTTTCCACACAGCGCGTGGACGGGAAGCTGATCCTGCCGGAAGCGGTGCAGGTGCTCCAGATGAAGGCCGGGAGCGCGGGCGCGTAAGAAGGAGGGGAGCGGCCATGGCACTGGTGACATTGGAAGAAGCGAAGGCGTACCTTCGCGTGGATTCTTCGGATGAGGATGCCGTGGTCGGCATCCTCTTAACCTCCGCAGGGAAGCTGTGCGCGGATGTGGCGAGGCTTTCTGACGGGCAGTGGGAGGCGGTAAACGGCGCGGCGGATGGGGCTGGTACGGCAGGGTACACGGAGGAAGGGCTTTCCCGGATACGGGAAGGGATGAAGGCGGCGGTCCTGTATGCCCTCGCCTACCTGTATGAGCACCGGGAGGATGCGGACCACCATGGGCTCATCCTGACACTGCGCTCCCTCCTGTTTCCTATCCGGGAAGGCGTGCTGTGAAGGGAGGGCAGGCGTGGAGATTTCAAAATTAAATGAGCGCATTGTGATTGAAAAGAATGCGGTAACTGTGGACGCCATCGGCAACCACAGGAACACATGGACAGACTATTTTTCCTGTTATGCGTATGCCTCTACCTATCAGGCAGAGGAGAAAGAAGAAGCAACCGCAATGGAGGAACGTTCCGTCACTTTTACGGTGCGCTGGTGCAGCGAGACGTCTGCGGTGACCTCCACCGGGTTCCGGGTGCGGTTCCGGGGCGAGGCTTATGACATTGAATCCGTGGACCTGATGAACTATGGGAAGAGGGAAGTCCGGCTCAAATGCCGGAGGGAGAAGCATAAGGCAAGGGCCGGACAGATGGGATGCCGGAAAACGGAAGGGGTGGATAGCGGTGGCTGACAGGAGGGTGACCGTGGATGGGATGGCAGATGCCATCATGGAGGGGCTGCAGGAGTATGCCCAGCTTGCCACGGATGTGATGAAGGACTGTGTGAAAAAGGCCGGGAACACGGTAAAGAAGGAGACACAGGCAGGCGCACCGGTGAAGACGGGGCGGTACCGGAAAAGCTGGGCGGTGAAACGCCAGAAGGAGACCGCGAACACGCTGGAGGTGGTGGTCCACAGCAGGAACCGCTACCAGCTTACCCACCTTCTGGAAAAAGGTCATGCGAAGCGCGGCGGGGGCAGGGTGCGGGCAATCCCGCACATCGCGCCCGCAGAGGAAAAAGGGATCCGGGAACTGGAAGAAGGGCTCAGAAGGGGGCTTTCCAAATGAGCCATGAAGAAGTGCTGAAGATGGTGGGAGAGATGCGGCTGCCGTTTGCTTATGACCACTTTACCGAAGGGGAGTCGCCGGAACCGCCGTTCCTTGTATTTTTATACCCGAAGGCCGATAATTTCCCGGCGGACGGGATTGCGTATTATAAAATCAACCAGCTGGACATAGAGCTTTACACGGACCTGAAACGGCCGGAGCTTGAGGAAACCATAGAGGCGGTGCTGTTAAAGTACGGCATCTTCTATGGGAAAAGCGAAGTGTGGATCGAGTCCGAGAAGCTGTATGAGGTGCTGTATGAGATGGAGGTCTGACCATGAACAATAAAGTGAAATTCAACATCTGCAACTGCCACTACGCATTGCAGAAGCTGTCGGAGACGGGGGAGGTCACCTTTGACACCCCGGTCGCCATGCCCGGCGCAGTGTCCCTGGCGCTGGATCCCAACGGGGAGCCGGAGTCGTTTTATGCGGACGGCATCGAGTATTATATCATCGCCAACAATATGGGGTATGACGGCGACCTGGAGCTGGCGCTGATCCCGGAGAGCTTCCGCATGGATGTGCTGAAGGAGGAAGCGGATACGAATGAGGTGCTGGTAGAGAACGCCAACTCCGAGACGGCGGCCTTTGCCCTGCTCTTTGAGTTTGACGGCGACATCCGCAAGATCCGCCATGTGCTGTATAACTGCTCGGCCAGCCGCCCGAAGATCGAGGGCAAGACCAACGAAGAGAGCCGGGAGGTGCAGACGGAGACGCTGACCGTGAAGGCGAGGCCGATGGCGAACGGGTATGTGAAGGCAAAGACCGGGAACAAGACAACGGAAGCGACCTATGCGGACTGGTATAAGGCGGTGTACGTGCCGGTGCCGAAGGCCGCACAGAATGCGGGCGAATAAGGAGGGGCAGGGTATGAGCATTGTGAAAAAAATCCAGATTGACGGGCAGGATGTCTTATTCAAGGCATCCGCTGCCATCCCACGGATTTACCGCCTGAAGTTCCAGAGGGATATTTACAAGGACCTCCGGATTCTGGAAAAGAGCATCGGGGAAGGGGATGAGGAGAATTCCAACCTGGACCTGTTTTCCCTTGAGATGTTCGAGAACATCGCCTACACGATGGCGAAGCACGCAGACCCGGCGATCCCGGATGACGTGGAGGAATGGCTGGACGGGTTCAACACGTTTTCCATCTACCAGGTGCTGCCGGAGCTGATCAAGCTGTGGGGGCTGAACGTGCGGACAGATGTGGAGGCTAAAAAAAACTTCGCCCTACAGAGCGTGAAATGACCACGCCGTTATTCCTGCTCAGATGCGTGCAG